ATACTGATGAAGAATTATGGAAAGCATGGCGGTTAGGAGATTGGAATACTTTTGCTGGACAGTTCTTTAAGGAGTTTAGAACTGATCTTCATGTTATTAAGCCCTTCAAAGCCGTTAAGACAGCCGAGAACGTAATAGTTGGTGGTATGGATTGGGGTAGGACTGCACCATTTGCATTTACTCTGTCTGAAATAAAAGTAGTTAATTTTGATGAATCCAAATTTTATAGAGCTAGAACATTTTTTGAGATTTATGGCACTAATAAAACACCTAGGGCATGGGCTGAGATTATTAAGGAAAATTTAAGAAAGAGGAAATTAAAACTTAGTGATATATCGTGGACTCGTGGCGATCCTGCCATGTTTACCAAAGGACAGGATATGTCAATTTCAATAGCCGATCAATTCAGAAATGAAGATATTAGTATTAAACCCGCCTCAAATGATCGAATAGGCGGGTGGGAAAATTTACATAATTGGATGTCTATTGCCCCCGATGGGTTGCCTTATTGGATGATTACCGAGGATTGTATAAATTTAATTAAAGAATTACCCGAACTGGTGCATGATGAGAATAATGTTGAGGATGTGGATACGGATGGAATTGATCATGCCTGTTTTTGCCGACACACTCCGATATTGACTGATCGGGGATATAAAGCTATAATTGAGGTATGCAAAGGGGATATGGTATGGACTCCATTAGGATGGAGTAAAGTATTATGGCAAGGGAAAACGGGTATAAAAAAGGTAATAAATTTCCAGTCAATGAAAGTTACAAGCAATCATCCATTTCTAACTCAGGATGGATTTCACCAATTGAAAAACTTGAGGGAAACGGACAAATTGTGGAACGTATTTATTTCCTCGGTAAACCCTACAGACGTTATCCATCCTCATCAAAGTTTTCCGATAAAAGCTATTTTAGGCGTAGTCCAGAGAAGAATGCAAAAAGTAACAATAATGGACTTCATGTTCATGTCTGGCAATACTTTAACGGAAAGATACCCAAGAGTTTTCATGTTCATCACAAAAATGGTAATTATGATGATAACTTTATTGAAAATCTGGAAATACACGCTAATTCCGAGCATCAAAAAATACATTGGAGAAAAGACAGAGTTAATAAATTGGTTCATTCAAAAATCAATATTGAAATCGCCAGAATTTATGCTAGTAAATGGCATGGTAGCAAAGAGGGACATAAATTTCATCAACGACTTGCCAAAATCTCATGGAAAAAAAGGAAAAAGGAAAACCGACAATGTGAAAGATGTAAAGAATTATATTGGACGTGGGCAGGATTATCCACAAAATTCTGCTGTCTTAACTGCAAAATGTTTATGTTCAGGAGACGTAGAGGTATACAGCATCGAGACAGATACAGGGATGTTCACAGCCCACAATGCCATTGTATCTAATTCAGATGCCAGCAGGTATTGTTTTAAGCATCTGAAGTGGATTGACGCTAAGTTAGGAGGAATTAAGTATAAACAAGTATCTCCCGCCATTAAAAAACGCTCACCCTTATATTATCAGGGACAGATTATGCCCGATCCTTCGAAATTTGCTACCGCTGGCATGAAACGTAGTAAGATAGGAGGGCTAAAATGATGATTTTATATAATTATATATGTGAAGATTATCATTAAACATGACACTTACGAGATGCCGGTATATTCTATTTATTCTTCTCCCGATCCGCAAGACCCAGATAATAGAAAGGTAAGAATGTTTTTTTGCTGGAATTGTCAAGCCCCCGTCACTCAATACATAGGCGTGATAACTAGCATGAACATAGGCGAGCCGATTGTCAGGTTGGGGCAAATATCAAAATGTAAAAATTCCAAATGCAGTATAAATTACTGTTTCAGGACCATCGAATGAGTGATATAATAAAGAGGTAAGGTATTTTAGCCTCTTTATGGGGCTTTTTTTGTATGGATAACGAACAAACCCAGAACGAACAATTAGTAGATAACCCTTTTGTACCTAAAGAGGGTTTAATCTCTGCGCAAGACCCTATCGCCTTAAATATAGAGGATGAGAAGTTAATTGAGATTATCGATGACTGGGTAACAGATAACAAAAAGAAGTTTGACTCCGAATATGATCTGACTACAAGACGCAAGGAAAACGAGAAGTATTACTTTGGCAGGCAGTTAAAAGAAAAAGACAAAAAGGGCGAGATTAAAGTTTACCAGTCCCGTTATATAAATAATGAGATATGGGAATCTGAGGCGCATCTTAAGCCTCTTGCGTTGTCAAAGCTCCCCGATTTCAAGGTCACCACCACCAATGAAACCCCCGACAGCAAGAAGGTTGCCGATGACTTGACCGAAGTGGTCAACACCGATATAAAATCCCGCAAAAGGCGTGAAGTGTTAGGTCTTGGATTCAAGCATAATCCTGTCTACTTTATAGGAGTTATTAAGGCTATCTGGGACTTTCAGAAGAATGATTACGACTTTATTATTGTCCATCCAGATAATGTAATTTTTGACTTCTACGCATCAGGCAAGGAAGCGACTGAGATGCGGGTGGTGGCAGAATACCTGCCTATTACTCCAAAAGAGGTTTTAATGCGTTTTCCTGATAAGAAAGAGGAGTTTTTGGCAGAGTTTAGAAAAGAGAAGAATATCAACGTAGAGGATATACCCGAAAAGGCTATGGCCTCAAAAATCAAGATTATGGAGATTTGGTTTACTTGGTTTGATAAAAATGGCGACAAGTGGGAAAGGATAGAAGGGACTTTATGGAAGTATAACAAGGTAATGCTTAAGAAAGGCAAGAACCCTTACTTTGACTATTCCGGTGAGAAAAGATTATTTACTTATAAACAAGACAAGGAAGAAGAGCTAGGACTGGAGCAGTTACAGTCTCTTGCGTTAGGGCAAGGATTGAGTATATCTACCCAGTCTCGGCAAATCTTCAGAAACTACTTTAAAGACCCGCAGAAACCCTATATTTTAATAGGATACGAACAGTGGGGAAAGACGCCTATTGATGAAACTTCCCGTATAGAACAGTCAATACCGCTTCAGAACTCGCTAGATAAAAGAGGCCAGCAGGTTGACGAGATGATCGACAGAGCAAGAGGTAAGCATATTTGGTCGAAACTAGGCGGATTAAAAGCCGAGGACTTAGAAGACTTGGATATGTCTGATCCTGAAGTTGATATGTTGGTTGATGAGGATGTCAATAAGGTTCACGCTTTTATCGCAGGAGAACAGCCTTCAGCCCAGATGTTCAAAGACAAGGCTGATGCTTCTGATAAGATCAGAGCTAAGGCGGGCGTACAGGCGATAACCGGTGAAATACAAACCGATGTGGCAACCACAAACCAGATCGCAAGGGAAGCAAATTTTACAAGAGCCGATGATCTAGTTGAGGATACTATAAACTACGCCTCTGAGAAGATGGCGCAATGGGCGATGCAGTTTATCAAACTCTTTTACACCGAAGAACACTTAAAAGAGGCGCATGGAGCGGATGGCTCAATAATCCACAAGAAACTTCACAGGGATTTAGTGGATGACGGTATGGAGGTAGTTATTAAATCATCTTCAACCGACAAGCTACGAGCCGAGAAGCTGGCAAAAGAGGCGGCACAACTTAAAATGATTGATCCTCTCTCTTACTATGAGGATGTGGGGTTGACCGATCCAAAGGGAAGGACAAAAAGATTGATTGACTTTATGGCTGATCCTCTATCTTATTCTATGAAGCACGTTGAGGGGTTGGAGAATACCAATCAACAGGTTGACGCGTTAAACGGGCAGGGATCATCAGAGGCAATACAGGCGATTATGATGTTAACTCAGGGCCAACAGCCGCCTTTGCCTCAACAGGTTGACGAAGGTTATATGCAGACTTTGACTAACTTTCTGCAAAGTGAGGAATTTAACGCTTTACCTCCCGAATTACAACAAATAATACTTGAGTTTGCCGCACAAGTTAGTGCCATGTTTGACCAAACTCAAGGACAGATGGGGGCAATGGGGCAAATGCAACCGCAAATGGGGGGTAATATGCCACAGCCGCCAATGAATCCTACACCGAATAATACTGCAACTGTACCTCAAATGAGAGCAGGTGCGCCTAATGGGTCTGTTAGAAATCTCTAAAAGTTTGCGGTTTGATAGAATATATATAGTGCCTTGGAAAGTTGAGAAGTCAGGCAATAAATGGTTAATTAAAAAAAAGACAGGTAAGGTAGTGGGACACTCAACCAGTAAAAGCAAGGCAGCCGCATCG